AAGCATCAACTTAGATGCCAAGGTGACTACACCTTTAGCACCAACTGCTTGCCATGGTGTCTTCAAATTTCTATGGTCACTGTTATCATCATCTTGTTTGATGAGGTAAGGAAGAGTAAGACGTGACGCTTCCATAGCATCACTTAAAAAATTATCCCGATTAGATCTTAGGGATTCATAACATTGTCTAGCTGTCATAATCCAATCTTACCAAGAATTTTTTTACCAGATTTATTTAGTTGCTTACCACCACGATCAGGTATTCGAAGAGCATTACTCTTTGTCTTATATTTATCACCAAGTTTACTAAGAGTTTTCTTAGTCCTTTTCATACCAGGCATTTCAGATTTTTTATCAAGACCCATATTAGATCTCAAGGAATCAAATGTCTTGCCTAATTTTTTGTAGTCGTAACCACTTTCAAACTTAGGTGCTTTTGCTTTATCAAATTTCTTACCTTTACTATCTCTGACTAGTTTCCCTTGATCATTGAGTTGTGATCCAGCACCTTCATTATTAAATTTATAATCTTTAGTGCGTTGTTCAGCTGATTTTTTTAGCTCTTGTGGACCTTTGTAATTATCAAGGTAAGGATTCTTTTCATAAGCAGCCTCAATATCTTCTATCTTATCTTTGTACTCTCCTTTACCAGCCATATTCTTTTTGAAATCAAAAGGATCTAGACCTTTAACTTCAGGTGCTTCGAATTGGTTCTTACCTTCAGCCTTCTTATCATCCTTCCTATCTTGTTTAGCATTCAATTTGAAAACCTTCCCAATCTTTAGGTTAGTTTTCTTACTAATTTTTTCAGCATTCCTATCAGTAAATGGACCGTTGTCTTTACGGATAAGTTTCTTAGCTAGGTTTTTTCTTTTCTTAGCCATTGTTATCAAGGCGAGTTAACAACCACTCCACAACTGAACGTTGACCGGAGCGGTACATGATCTTTTCAATTGTATCCTCCGGTGAAGGAGTAACGGGTGGGAAGTTTTCATTTAGTTCATTGACCAGGGCATGATGTTGCATACCCATAGCCTCAAGCGTACTGAGGAAGGTTGACATTACTATGTTCAAAGAAGGCAGGCATCCTAGCTGATTTAGTGGCAGCAAATTGTGGTGCCTTACCTTGATACATTAGGTTATCGCTAGAATCCAACCAAAATTTTTTATCCAAATATCTGACTTCAGTATTCTTACCTAGTGGCTGCATAACCCAGTTAATCGTTGCTTTCCTGAGTTTATCCAGGGAAGCAGACGGTCGGAGTCCAAGTTCCGAACACACGAGAGAGTTGGTTGCAACATGAATTTGCTCATCTCTGGAGATGTCAGCGGATACGGTACGCATTCCAGCGTCACCATTCCACCGAAAAAATGGGAGTAATACAAAGAAGATCGCACGCTCAGCGACCATGGCTTTGAGCACTGTGTGATCTGGATGCGCCATCCACGCTTCTTTAAGTTTAAATGCTTCTGCTTCTGCCTTGTCATCCACACCGTAAGCATCGGCGATGTAACCGAGAGCCATGTCGTGATTCTCTTCATCTTTGACGTTTGAGATGAGTATGTCGCGTGCCACAGACGGCACTTCAGTAGCCAGGGCATCAGTTATAAAATCTCCCACAGGTAGTTCCATATGTCGCAATGCAAGAGCACGGTAAATTGTCTCTTCTGCGCCTTCCCGGCATAAACCTGCAGTCGGTTTGACCGGTGTCCATTTTCTTTTTCTTGATAGTAGTTTTTCGTAGGGGTTCATCATTCAGCACAATCACATTGAGGTTCAACAGTTCCTCCATTAAATAGGTCAGCAAGATAGTTATCAACATCCTCCTCATCTAGAGCAGCATAGGCATCAGACTTATCTTGTACATCCCCCATTACTTGGAGACTATAATAAAGAGAGGTTTGTGGAGACCTAAGCCACTCTTCGATAAACTCCTCATCCATTGTTGTCAAATCAGACCACCAATTAAAAGAGTATCCGTGAAGAAGTCCACTGTGTTGGTATAGTTTCATAATACCATCAGCAACAGCTTTGTAATTATCCCATCCAACTTCGGATGCAATTTCTACTTCGCCGTAATCATAAGTTTGGACACCAAAGGTGCCAGAGTCACGATCAACAGTCCTCGCAATAGGTGGTGCTAGTTCTGGTGTACATGTAAATCCATCAACGTCATGTGAGCGGTAGCTACAAGACGCTGTAGGAGCGATTGCAAAGGCACGAACCATATTGTATTGCCGTGCAATTTCAGAGGCTTCCTTGATCCCCTGAGCTATTCGTGCAACAAGTTCATAAGCTACTGTTGCTTTTGTTTCGTTGCTATTGAAGTGGTTGAGAGCACGTCCAAACTGCTCGTAACTAACGTTGTATCTCCGCAAGAGATTTGCGAGACCCAATACTCCAAGTCCAACCTGTCTATCAGTGGAAGAAGGTAGGTACTCTCCAGTCTCCCCGACACCCGTTCTTGAATGCAACTCACAAAGTTCCTGCATCCCGACACGGTAAGCTTTTGGGATGTCTTCATATGTACAGGCGCCCAAGTTGATATGCTGTAACAGGCAGGTACCTCGGGAAGGCAAGTACACTTCAAGACAAACGTTTCCACGTATTCTTTTTGATCCTTCATACTTAACTTTATTCAGCCAGATGTCACCAGCTTTGATTCCTCCTAATAGATATTGCTTGACAAGTGGGTCCATATCATTCCACCACTCATCAGTGATGTTCACACATCGCTTGACCCATGGGAGTTGTTCTCGTGGAGTCCTAATAAACTCTTCGATGTCCGGATGCGATGCGTCTAAATGGAGCACGCAAGCACCGTTCTTGTATCGACCGCCCCTTCTTAGTGTTTCGTTGAGGACGCTATAAATTCTTCCAAACGAGACTGGACCACTAGCAATGAGTCCATTGCCATTATCGCTTCCTCGCGGTCGTAGTTTTGAAAGGTGGACCGCGACTCCAGCGCCATTACGGAGTGCATGAGAGGCGAAACGCCATGAAGCTTCGATTCCATTAGGACCCTCCATTGAGTCTTCTACGGTAAAAACTGTGCAGGACACCGGGAGGCGTCCTTCTGGATCATCGATCCAACTTTGTACCCTTCCGGTACGTGAAATTAGATTAGGCATTGACTAGATCTTTTAAGTTTGGTGGTTGATAGTGTGGTCCTTTAAGAACCTTTCCGTCAGCTCGACGGATAGGTTTACCATCTAAGCCAAGCTTTGACATATTTGATTTGTGGACACGATCCAGTGCTTCCTCTAGATCCCATTCCATATTTTCTGCAAACTGAAAGCAGACATATACAAGGTCTGCTAACTCTTTTAGTTCTTGTTCATATCCTTCATTTAGATATGCTCCCATGAACTCAATATATTCCTCAGCGATCAAACCCTGTTGCATAGTCCGGTTCTCCGGTGAGTTCTGGATCCCATACGATGCTCGGAAGCTGATCGCCTGATCGCTTAAGCTCTGGGAAACGCAGTGCTGTGTGGGAGATTTCATTTTCAAGATAGTGGATAGCTTTTTCGATGTCCTCCGCCTTTGTCGCAGGACTTTTGTGACCGGCTCTGCAAATATATTTAATAGCATTACCAAGATGATAGTTAAGATCTTGATCTCTAATGAAATCCCAGACCTCAATAGACCCACGGTTGTAGTGGGAGGGTGATTTGTTTACCATTGAGATAGTAAGTTTTTAACGTTGTTACCTAAGACAAAACACTGACGTTGTAGAGCTAGCAAGATGATGATTAGATCTTCTTTACTAGCTTTCTCTACACCATCTTCAAGTTGTCTCATTTTGAACTGTTGTTCCATCGTCATCTCCGTCACCGGAAACGGTGGGAGTGAAGAGGATTGGTCCTGTTCCATAGTCTTTAGAGGTGAGAATTTTTGCTAGACGTGCGTTTCGCAAAGCATCTTGTTCTGTCAGACCTTTTTGCTTAAACGCTTTGACAACACTATTCCAAGTATATCCGTTATCGGTAAAAAATTTTTGGCTAGTTTTTATGCCGAATCCCGGTGCTCCTGAATAACCGTCTGTACTATCTCCTGCCAAGGTTTGTATAAGGAACCATTCCCATCCATCTTGTTCAGTGATTGTAAATGTTTCAGATAGGTTATACAACGTACCGGGTATTTGTTTCATATCCTTATCAGGTGATACCACAATACAGTCATCATTCGATGTTGCATAAATACCCATAGCATCATCTGCTTCTAAGGTAGGCATCCTGATTAATGGATAGTTTTCAGCAAGCTTATTGATTACTCGCTTATAGCCACAAGGCTTCTTCCTGTTGCGATGACCCTTATAATTTGGATCAACCATTTTACGGAAGTTAGTGGAGTCACTGAAAAACAGGATTAGTTCTCCATCAAAGTACTGATTCTTGATCTTATTCAGCTCACGTATAGTGTTGCCATAAGCTTCCTTAAATGAACTTCCTACGACAATTACATCGTCACCGTAGTCAATGTCATATTCAGCAGAGGCGCAGCTTTTATAGACAATAAAATCAGCATCTATTAGTAGTTTCATACGCTAGTGGATAGTTTAATCCCAAAAAGTTTCAAAACCTTTAGGTGTTAATGATGGATGCCAAGAGATTTCAAAGGTTATAGGGTTTACAGAAATACAGTAAACACCTTCTGCAACACTACCCTTATTTTTATGATAGTACTCCATACGTCCTGTTGCTAAATGACGTTGAGTCATAGTCTTTACATCGCAGTCTAAATGTTGACCATTGATTTTAATAATCAAGTCAATACCTCCAGAACAAGTGCCATTAGGAAATACTTCAGCTCCACGTTTCAAAGCTTCTGTGATAACTAAATGTTCCATAATATCGCCTAATCTACTTTTATTAGTGGACTTCCGCCCAATTTGCTCCGTGCTTTGCTTCGGCGTCGATTCTAATTCGCATGTTGTAGTATTCTCCAGCAGCTGTTGCTGAGTATACCAAGGATGTTCGTAAATCATTGATATGTTTTTCTGCACATTCAAACTGCAATTCGTCATGTACGAATGCAAGTTGTGATGCACAAATATTTGTTTGTTTAATAGTGTCTTGATTGATAACCATCCAACGCTTAGCGATCGTGGCGGCTCCTGACTGGAGGCAGAAATTCAGCGCCTTGTGAGGTGAATCAACCGCAATTTTTCTTCCATCGAGAGATCGAATAAAGCCTTTTTCCGCAGCTTTCTTAATTGCTTCCAGGAGTTCACCGAGTCCTTCAATAGCTTCCACATACGCAGATCTAATCTCTTTGCCTTTGCGTTTAGCGGCTGATGTTGATAGTTGTGGGTCATAAGAATGTCCTAGTTTTTCATCACCCGCTCCATACAACATTGCGTAGCTGACGGTTTTTACTTGTCGTCTTGAGATACCAATCTTGTCGGCATTGACTTGGTGGATGTCATCCTCAAGTAGTAATCTTGCGTATCTACCGTTGTCATAACGAGCAAGATAGTGAGCGAGCATACGAAGCTCAATACCACTAAGGTCAGCGCCAACCATGACTTGACCTTCAGTAGGAATAAATAAACTTCTAAATCTTTCATCACTATTTACTTGGGCGAGGTTTGGATTGCGATGAGCACAACGATGGGTATTAGTAGATACACTACAATGGTGATGTATTCTGCCATTAGTCGTACATAGCTTCAGCCAAGCGTTCATGCCTTC